ACGCCGCGGATACTTATTGTTTCCGCGTACGCGGAACAGACTTAGAAGACTTCGTTCCGTTGCTGCGCACAGGCGCACTATGTATAGTTACGATCCAATGAACTATGCTACAATGCAGTATAGAAGACGACGTGGTATGAGACGAAGACAAAATACCGCTAGATTTTTAGCATTGAGGGCTTATTTTCCTTATCGTAGATATTAAATTAAATTTCATCTTCAAAGAAAACCATCAAGTTGCACCTAATCGCTAGAGCTGGATGTTTGTTTATAGCCCTTGTTTGATCGTTCTGCATTATTTCTTCCACTTTACTGTCGAAATCATCTGGGAAGGACAACGTAAAGTTGGGAAACAAATCCGCTGCTTCAAATATGCTAATTTTTTTGCTGAAAACCATAACACCTTCTAGTAAAACGTAGTCGTCTGTCAGTGTTGAAACGTGATAGACACAGTAACTCTCTGTTGATTTAATTTTCTGCTCTAAGTTATTTTCATCATCTTCGGTTGGATTTAATTTTGCAAATTGGTAATAGCTAGTTCGTTTTGGATACATGATGAGATTATGACTCGTTGAGCCTATGTTTATTTTTTGGTTTGAAGCGCTCCGCGCGTCCTATCGAGTGGAACGAAGATAGATCTTAGCGCTTGCGCGGCCGCCCCTCGGCGAGAGAGCCCGAGCAGCGTTAGCGCGAGACTGATCTGAATGCGCGGAAACCGCGCAAATAAACTTCATACCAACAAATGGACCGAGGTGAGATTAACCATTATTACCTCACCTCGGTCCTCGGTCCATCCTACTGTTTTACTATGTAAAAAAGCACGTTTTACATTTATGGATGGTCCAGGTATAAGACATGACCTTTCTTTTTTGTTAAGTAAAATAAATAATGCGGAATGCAGGTGAACTTTAGTTCGCTACGGATTTAAAGCTAAACATTTATTTTACGATCCTGGATGGAATTTGTGGTCATGGCTTTCCAAGAATTCATCCCACTTTCTTTTTATTGGGTGCGTGAATTCTTCTACCATGTCTTCTGCGTCCTCCAATGTGTCAGCCCAGTTTCCTTCTTTTATGTCTTCTTGCATGTCTTTTTCATGTGGTTTAATTTTGTCGTAAAACCAGTTACCTGTGCTTTGGTCGTGTTCGGTTGGTAGGGTCGCCGAATTGCCTTCTGGTGCTGATTTTCTTTTCTTTGTCGGACGTTTTGATGGAGTTACTATTGCGCCTTGTGATCTTTCTAAGACGTGCCCAGGCCTGATTGCCCTTCTCCGTTCTCTTGAATTGATTTGGAGATGTCCGATACATAGTTCTAAATTATGTGCTCCTTCAATGACTAAGTTGTTTGGTGCGTTGGTACCCCAATCTATTTCCATTATTGTACACAGATAATGATGGTCAAATGTATCTATTCCGCCAAATGTTCCCCATGTGTTGTCAAACCATCCTTCCGTTAACCAATCTGACACGAAATCAGTTGCTTCCGGTCCTCCTGTCAAGTTGATTGGGTACAATCTGCTTGTGTTGTGATGACAATTATTCGTTTCTAAAGACATTTCCAGAGAATCTGAAAATGTTCCAGATTGGAATGAAGTATGTTGTTCAATTCTGTCAAACCATCCAGAGATATATTGGTAATCTTTGAATGTGATACCATGTAAACCTTTAGTTGGGTTTGAATAATATCTGTAACATGAAGCGAACATGGGAACAAACGCTTTGCAAGCCTTATATGTTGCTCTTGTTTGGCCGGATGATCCATCATGTTTAATTCGGACACCCGAACTTAGAATCCTCCACATATATGCACTTGGAGATTCTTCCCATTGCATGTAACCGGCTTCGTTGTTTTTAGTCAAAACGGTTTCTTCGTATTGAATTGCACCATTGTAATCGATTACGGTCGCCTCAGCAGTTAAAGGGGAAGTTGAAGGGTTTAGCACTCTACAATTGCTTGCTTCTCCTGGGTAAAGAACTATGTACGATTTATTTTCTATAATTGGAATCGATTTACTTGTTTTTAAGTACCTGATTTCGCTATAAGCACATTTGGCATCGTTGAAATCTTGGTACTCGGGGTTAAACGGGTTATCATATGACATGTTTAAGCTTTAAATTTTGTGAGACGAAGTCTTTGTTTCATCTTTTCGTATGCTGTGGGTGCGAAAGCACATTCATCCATGAATTGTGTTGTCTCTGGCGAGCCTGCAATATACTCCCAATTGTAAACCATATCTAATGCAACGGATGTTACACCTCCAACACCCTGTATTTCAATGATCATAGTGTCTACGTTGAGGTCTTCAAGGTCGTTTCCAGTTCTGTTTGTATCTGCCGCAATTCTGTACCAAAGGTCGTTGTTTCCCGCAACGTAAGCCGTTTCTCCAAGGATAAAGTTTCTTTCTTGCCATATCCACGGATGGGAAGAACCTGGACTATTGTCTCTCAGTTGAAAATAATGGCTTCCTATATCTTTCAGAAGACCGCTGTTAAAAGTTGGAATAGCGTCCAATGATGCTGCATTTGTTTTGATGTTAGGAAAATCTAGTCCAAATCCGTTAATTTTGTCGTCAACAATCCGGAAAACTTTCCCATGTGTGTCGGAGTCAGCTTGGTATCTTGCTGCTTTCCAACAACCTGAATCCTGGCTGTCGTTGTTCGTACATCTAATGCGTAAACCAACGTTAATACACCTCCAACTGCGTACTGTGTGGTTTATTTCTATATTTGTACCTGGTCCTGGTAGAACGTCTACTGGAGGGTTACCTAAAGATGGCCCACCCAAACTAGTGAATGCAGTTCCTTCGTCGTCTCCGCTTGTGTATTCCCAGTACCAAGTTACAGGAGAAATGTAATTACTGTGCATGAAAATGTACATTTTGTTACATTGCTCAGGGAAAGTGCGTACTTCAAATTTGTTTACACGATTTCCCACCGACACTGTCTTGGATCCATCTGGAATCTTTGGAGATGATGTCGCAGTACTATGCGGATATCGTGCCACTGCTAATTGCTTACTTGCATCACTGTTCATGCGTGAAGTATAACCACGGTATCTTTGGGCGTAACCTGCCCTTGGCCGGTAGGAAGTTCTGTTCCTATAGCTATATCCTCTGTAACCACGTCGATACATTTTGTTGATTTTATAATTTATGAGACAATGAGTTCAACATCACCTAGAGCCAAAAATTGGTGTTTTACACTGAATAATTATACGGATGCAGATATTGAACGAATATGTGCCCTGTCACCTCAAGTAAACTACCTTGTTTTCGGAAAGGAAGTTGGTGCCTCGGGTACGCCTCATTTGCAAGGGTTTGTCTCTTTCCAATCCCGGAAACGTCTGAATCAGTGTATATCGATAATTGGGCAAGCCCACTTTTCAGTTACACGTTATGTTCAGCAAAGTATCGACTATTGCAAGAAAGACGGAGATTTTACAGAAATCGGAGATCCCCCCGCGTCAAAAGGCGAAAGATCGGACCTTGAGGAATTTAAAAATTCCGTAAAGGAAGGCGTTACATCCATGAAAGATCTGCGCGAGCAGCATTCTAATGTTTGTGCAATGTACCCTCGTTTTGTCAAGGAATATCTTGCAGATCACCGTAAGAAGGTTAGTGTTGAATTGCATCCTCTCTACAATTGGCAGTCTGAGTTGTATCAAAAATTGAATCGTACTCCTGATCGCAGAAAAATAATTTTTATCGTTGACTTAGTGGGTAACCAGGGTAAGAGCTGGTTCTGTCGTTATTATACAGACAGTTTTGATAATTCTCAGCTTATACTCCCTGGCAAGAAAGCCGATATGGCATATATGGTACGCGAAGATTGTCGCGTTTTCCTTATTGATGCTCCTAGGAGTAAGCAAGGAGACTTTATCCAGTATGATTTTCTTGAAGAGTTGAAGAATGGGTTGGTTTTCTCTCCTAAGTATGAAAGCTGCACTAAAAAGTTTGATACACCCCACGTGGTGGTGGCTATGAACGAGTACCCAGACATGACGAAGTTATCAAATGATAGATATGATATTATATCGTTAACCTAATATTTTAAATTCATTTTATTGAATTGGCGTTCGCCTTCATACTCCGAGTTAATGGCTTCGATCAGTTCGCCATGTTTAATACCCATATCGTTACAGATCTGTTTGAGCACATTGTACTCCTCTATTTTCGTAATGGAGTCGGACTGAATTCTCCATGTTGCTGCTGCAATTTTAAGCAAATCTTGTTTGTTCATTTCGTCGATCAATTTATTTTTTGACATATTGAAAATATGTGCTCATAAAATTGCGATAGAAATGTTGTAATGCCGTCATATCGATTGAGAAGACTCGCAGCCAGAGCTGTTGCTAGACGCCGTAGGTTTTACGGCAGAATCAATAATAGACGCCTGCGCGGTACCTGGACGCCTGGGTCTGCTTATCGAGCTTATACTGGAAGGTCTCGTCTTCCTCCGTACCGTACAAGAAGGGCATCTTATCGTGTTATGCATCCTCGTTCCAGACGTTTCAATTACTAAACATCATGCCGAGAAATACTTCACGCCGCGGATACTTATTGTTTCCGCGTACGCGGAACAGACTTAGAAGACTTCGTTCCGTTGCTGCGCACAGGCGCACTATGTATAGTTACGATCCAATGAACTATGCTACAATGCA